CAAACACCTCATCAAGTATCAATAGGTTGGTGTTAGTAGAGTTTTTTAATTTGGCTATTGCTCTCCATGTAAGTAGTAGAGCAATATCAATACGAGTCTTTTCACCCTCAGAGAAACTTGCATATGAAAACTCATCACGATGACGACTTTTGATTATCTCATTAAACTCCTCATCAAGCTCAAAGTTCACAAAGAAGTCTAGAGCTGATAGATACTTATTAACTAGCTTGTTCATAATAGGAACATACTGCTTAATTATTTTAGACTTGATGCCACCGTCTTTCAGCATAGTTGAGGCAACCTCAAATAACGCTTTATCATCAGATAGATCTGACGCTTGCTTCTTGTAAACATTCAAGTCTTTCTTGAATTGTTTAAGTTTACCACTAGAATCGCTGTCGGCAGTAGCCTGCTGTTCAGCCTCTTTGATCTTTTTCTCCACACCACTAATCTGTTTACCATACAAATTTATCTGGGTCTGGCAATCGCGTATTTTATTCTGAACATCTTGTATCTCATACTGCACAGTGTTCATCTCGCTCAGTTCTTTGTGTAGAATATCATACTCTTCTTGCGTCTTGTGTAGTATCTTAGTAGTATCATCAACCTTCTGTTTCTTAACCTTCATGTCAATGATCTGTTCGCAAGTCGGGCAGTTATCATTCTTCTCATAAAACTTAATTCGCTTCTTAGCTTTTGATGACTTATCTTCCAGCTTATCAAGAAGTGATGTAATCTTATTTGACTTAGCTTCAAACTTCCCTTTGTGAGAGATTGAATCAATCAGAGTGTCAACTGTCATGGTAAGAGCAATACAAAGATTGTCAGCATCCTGCTTTGATTCAACATAACCTTGTGCCTCTTCTTTTAAGGAGCTGATCAGCTTGTTAGCATCAGATGTGACCTTCTTCAAGTAGTCTTGCTGTATATCTATTTTCTCTTGAGTTATGTCAAGCTGATATTGAATATCGGATATACTTCGCTTGTTCTCAGATACTCGCTCTTTCAATAGCATATTCATTGTTGAGAATATCTGGATATCTAGCAGGTCTTCAATAACTTCTCTGCGATCACGAGTAGACAGCTGCATGAATGGAGTGAATGAAGCATTACCCAAGATAACAATCTGAGTGAATGACTTGTAGTTCAACTTTAGAATAGTGTTCTCTAGGATAAGCTGATAGTCTCTCGCATTTCCAGGTTGGTCAATCATCTTACCATTCTTGTATATCTCAAAGAATGCTGGCTTCATACCTCTACGAACTTTATATCCAACTGTACCAATAGAAAACTCAATAGAAACCTCACAACCCTTTTCATTGATGCTGTTACAAAGCAATGCCTTATTGACTTTGCGGAATGGCTTATTGAATAGTACAAAGGTCAGTGCATCCAGTATAGTCGACTTCCCAGCACCGTTTTCTCCAGTTATAACTGTGCTTGGAGAACGATTCAACTGTATTTCAGTCGCCACATTACCTGTGCTCAGGAAATTTTTATAAGATAACTTCTTGAATTCAATCATAAAATATAAATTACTCTATTGTAAGGGATTCATTATATAACGAACGGAGCAGAGAGTCAAGCCTTTCCTTTGGAACAGTGTCTGGCAATCCACTAACATACTTTGAGAGTATTGTCATGGTATCTTCAGCTTCATTAACTATATCCTCATCATCCTCTAGATTCAGATTCATATGATCATCTACAATCTGAATGTTCAATGGATCAACTTTATATAGCTTATCCATGTAAAGATCAAACCAATATGGGTTGTCACACTTTTGCTTGATGACTTTAACATATGTGTTTCTGAAACCTTCAAAATCAACATCAAGGATTTCATCCATAGTCTTGCCAGACTCATTATAAAATAGCTTGTGAAACATAGAATATGGATTGCGGATAAACTCTAGATCACGAGTGTCAGTGTCATAGATATGAAAACCTTTCACATCACCATAATCAGCCCATGTTAGTTCATATGGACACCCAAGATATTCTATGTTTTTAGTGGTAGATTTATGATGGAAGTGACCAGAGCAAACAAGATCAAACTTAGAAAAATCTGAGATCTTCATGCCGTGTTCATTCATGTTACCGCGATCCATCAAACATCCAGCAATCTCTAAGTGACCAAACAATACTTGTGCTGGAGTATCTTCCATAGCTTGTATTGCTGCTGAATAATTTTGATTGTTTATCCATGGCATGATATGAATATCATGACCGTCAAAGTTTAGGTCGGTTGGATCTGAATAGTAATTCACATTACTTTTATCAAACAACTCACGCATGGAATTTACATCGTTGGTGTTCTTATACGGAACATCGTGATTACCAACTATGACATGAAGCTCAATACCTTCCTCTGTGCACTTGTCAATGAACATCTCTTTCATTCTACGAAGTGTAACATAGTTGATATATTTGCGTCTATCAACAATATCACCCAAATGAATGATTGTGTCAATACCTTGCTCTTTCAAGTGAGGAAAGAAATGTTTGCTATAAAACTTCTCGAAGTAATCTAAGAAGTTCACATTATCGTTACGAATACCAAAGTGTGTGTCTGTTACTAAACCTATCTTCATGTGATAATATACCCTTTGACTGGCAGATGGTTAATTATACTACAATTCAATACAAGTGTCAAGCAGAGTCCTTAGAGACCTTTTTCTTCACTTTTCTGCGTTTATTAGCTTCAAAGTCTTCAACAAACCGAGCCATATACTCTTCAGTCCATTCACTATACTTCATATCATCATTATAGTCTTTACCACCATCGTGTTCTTGTCGATCTGATGTGTCACCTACCACATTGGTGTGTTCAGCATATTTAATTTTGACATAGAGATTCTTTTTCTCTTTCTGAATTCTACGAAGAAACGCATAGTAGATAATCTGAGTAAAATAGGCAAATGGATTGTTTGACTTCTCAGGGTTAAAGTTGTCAATATATTGTAAACAGTTTTCAATACCATCGCAGATCATTTCATCGCGAAAAGTATAGTTCACAAAGTTTGGTTTATATGACAAGTGGGTGGCGATCTTCATGATGCATTCAGCAATATAATTAGGAACAACAGGTCTTGGATCACCAGCTTCCTTTGCTTCCATTACACTCTGGCGAAATTCAGTCATCGCCCCCAGAAACTTTTTATTGTCTACATAATATGGCTTTTTCTTCGCTTCTTTGCTCTTACTCATAATCCCCTCAATGCATTGATGTATTTGCTGATAAATGATAGACATTATCTATCTGTTTTGGTTTATCATCTATAATTTTTAATTTCTTCAACAGCTCATCTATTTCTTGTGCTGTCATCGAATCCTTCTTACTATTAAAAAAAGTGCCACCATCTTCCCTCATCGCCCTTAAACAGTTATCATAATATTCAACCATATCATCATCAACATCTACTGTTACTAGGATAGTAGATTGTTTTAAGTGAAGCAAGTTTACTGCTTTAGTTAATGGAACCCATATTGTAGATATACAAACTGGCGATGCTCCTGTCCTAGACTGTATGATCATTTGAACTGGATCTATAATATGTAGATGAGTTTCATCTTCATGTGTAACTTCTGCTATTAGTGTATCACCATTCACCAGCTTAATAATCTTAATGCTCATTATCAATTCCTATGTTATATATTTTGTATGTAAAGTTTTCTTCATTATACATTTTAACCCTTACTGCAAAATGTTTCAATGTGTGGTTGTTGTATGACTTCCAGCTAAGATCATCTGATATGTCATAGAGTGTAGCAACCTCTTTACTGTCCCCTTTCCTCAAACCACGACCTATTGACTGTAAGTTCCTTATGCGTGATTTACTAGGACTAGCAAAGATAACATTATGTAAGTTTCTGATATTAATCCCAGTTGAGAAAGTTCCATAAGAAGCGATGATAATTGCATCTTCTTCTTTCTCAACAACTGCTCTAACTTGTTCTCTTGTTTCTGCATCTACTCCACCGTATATAAAAAATACTTGTCGACCTTCTTCAGCCGATTCTTTTATTTGGTTATACAACATCTTACCGTGTTTTTCTACATATTGGAAGAGTAATAGTGTATTACCTTTTCTTGTCAAAGTCAAGTTCTTAATGAACGCATTTCTTCTATCGTGCTTGACCAAGAAGTCCATTTCTTCCTGATATGTTTTCCTATTCATCATCTTACGAATAGCATCACTATATTTTAAAACTAGACATTTTATCCTGAAGTCTGCCAAAGTATTATTATCAATAAGCTCTTTGGTTGTTATCACTTTCATAACTGGACCAAACAAACCCTCTAGCACCAACTTGTTTGTTACAGTTCCGTCTAATGTACCTGTGAAGCCAAACCTATATTTACAATCAACCATCTTCTCCATTATCTTGGTGAGTGATGTAGCCTTAAATAAATGTGCTTCATCTCCAATTATAATATCAAACTGATCAAAATATGATTTTGGTTGTTTATATATGCTCTGCCATGTGCTGATAATTATTTGTGCTTCAGGGTCAGATTTTGCTTGACCTCCAGTCACTAAGTGTGTATAATAAGGTTGTCCCTTTTCGGAATAGTCTATAAAGTCAGTATTCAACTGAGAAACAAGTGATGTAGTTGGTACAATAACCAGAGCTTTCTTACAAGTCTTTCTTAGATAGTATTTCAGTAAGCAGTAGATAATGAATGATTTACCTGATGCTGTTGGGGAAAGGATCAAGGCTCTGTGATTGCGGATAGCATGAGCAACTGCTCTTAGCTGATAGTCTCTTGGTTTATAGTTTTCCTCTTCAAGAAATTTCTCTAATCCATTTAATGGCAGGTCAATAGTATCATCCAAACCATCATGTACTATGACTTCATAATCCCTTTCTTCAGCAAACTTCTTTAACTTCTCTATTAGACCAACATATATCTGCATTGAATTAACATTAAAAAGTCGGATTTTTCCATCCCACATTTTAGATCTAACTGAAGGAATGAATGATGCATTAGGCACAAGAAACTCAAAATAACTTGAAAGTTCCATAGCGATACCACGATCACATTCGACCTTTAGATGCACCTCATTCTTCTTGTATATGTTGATCTGTTCCATAATTAACCTGTGGTAAACTGTGCCCAATCAATTGCACTTTTGATTTGAAAGCCACGACTATTAATGCTTTTGATAATAGACTCTAAATAACTGACTTTTTCTTCTTGCATACCCAACTGAAGATTTGCTTGTATCATCATATCATCTGATTCTATATATGTTTCCACTTCATTCTTTAATAATTTCTTATAGAACTGCTCTCTGTTAATATCATTAAGTTCAGATTGATCAAGCTCACCAAGATAATACTCAAGGAGCAACTTGCGAGTCTTCTTTGTTTCGGCTTTTAGTTTGATAAGAGCTACACGCTCACCCATATAGATTTTGAGATACTTGTTATGGACAACAGATATTTTGGCACTTTCCGCACCAAGCTCAGTTTCATCTAGTTTACAGTCTTTATCCCATTCAATAACAATTTGTTCTATATTCAATTTTCACCTCATAAAATAGTTACATGCTTCAATATTATATCGTATTACTGAATTGTAGTCAACTCATATTTCCTATAATTAAAACTGACTTGGGCTGAAAGATAATCAACATCAGAGTTCTCTATACTAAACTCTAATGATGAAAGATTAGTTGGGTACATATCAACAAA